ACAACACCTACCCTGACTTTACGATGACGGTGTATCCGCGTCCTACTCGGGACTTGGAATGGCACTTTGTTTCGGTTGAAAAACTAAACCAGCCCGCCACGTTGGCAACGCAGATGCTATTCCCGCCGGGCTATCTGCGGGCGTTCACCTACAACTTGGCAATGGAAATCGCGCCAGAGTTTGGTGTCGAGCCAAGCCCTCAAGTGCAGCGCATTGCCATGACCAGCAAGCGCAACCTCAAGCGCATCAACAACCCAGATGATGTGATGTCGATGCCTTACGCCATTGTCGCCACGCGCCAGCGCTTCAACGTCTACGCCGGTAACTATTGATGAAGACGCCTATATTGGGCAGCAGCTATGTGGCCCGCAGCGTCAATGCTGCGGATGCCCGCATGGTCAACCTTTTTCCAGAGGCTATCCCCGAGGGCGGTAAAGAGCCGGGGTTCTTAAACCGCGCACCTGGTCTGCGCCTATTGGCAAACATGGGCGACGGCCCCATACGCGGTCTGTGGCAATTTAACGGGTACGGATACGTTGTGTCCGGCGAAGTGTTGTATAGAGTTGACAGTATTTGGAATGTGTTTCCAATCGGCACTGTTGCAGGCTCATCTGGCCCTGTCAGCATGTCTGACAACGGCACGCAGCTATTTATTGCCTGTGACGGCCCTAGTTTTATTTACAACAGCCTGACGCTTGAGTTCAAACAGATTGATGACCCCGACTTCCCCGGCGCGGTCACCGTAGGTTTTATCAACGGCTACTTTGTGTTTAACGAACCAAATAGCCAGCGCATATGGATCACTAGCCTGCTAGATGGCACATCCATAGACCCGCTTGATTTTGCCAGCGCTGAAGGCTCTCCTGACGGCTTGGTGTCGGTTCTTGTAGACCACCGCGAAGTGTGGCTGTTTGGCACCAATTCAGTTGAAGTCTGGTACGACTCCGGCGGCGCTGACTTTCCGCTAAGCCCCGTTCAAGGCGCGTTTAACGAGGTGGGCTGTATCGCCCCCTACTCAGTCGCCAAACTGGACAACGGCATCTTCTGGCTGGGCGCTGACGCCCGTGGCAAGGGCATAGTCTACCGCGCCAACGGTTACACCGCGCAGCGCGTGTCTACGCACGCTGTGGAGTGGCAAATCCAGCAGTACGGAAACCTTTCCGATGCTGTTGCCTACACATACCAGCAAGACGGCCATTCGTTTTATGTGCTGATTTTTCCATCGGCCAACACCACTTGGGTGTTTGACGTTGCCACTTCGATGTGGCATGAACGCGCCGCCTTCATCAACGGTTCGTTTACCCGCCATCGTTCAAACTGCCAGATGTCGTTCAACAACGAAATCGTTGTGGGCGACCATGAGCTTGGCAACATCTATGCGTTTGATTTAGAGGTGTTTTCTGACGCTGGCGCAGTGCAGAAATGGCTTCGGTCGTGGCGAGCGCTGCCGACCGGCATGAACGATCTAAAGCGTAGCGCACACCACTCGCTACAGCTTGACGCTGAAACCGGCGCGATTGACGACAGCGTGACAACGCCAGTCGTCATACTCGACATTTCCGACCCAAACGATGACCTGCTGGCTGAAAACGGTGATTTTCTTGTCTGGGAATATATCAGCGGCACGTTCAATGAAGTGCTGCTAACGGAATCTGGTGACCAGCTTGTTCAAGAAGACGGCGGCGAAATTGTGCTTGTCGTAGTTCCCATTAGCGCCACGGGCGGTAAGATTCTGGCCGAGAAGGGTCTTCCTACGGCAACAGCCATCGACCCACAAGTCATGCTGCGCTGGTCTGATGACGGCGGCCACACTTGGAGCAACAGCCACTGGCGGTCAATGGGCAAGACGGGCACATACGGCACCCGCGTCATTTGGCGTCGCTTGGGCATGACCTTGAAGCTGCGCGACCGCGTGTACGAGGTGTCAGGGACTGACCCGATCAAGATTGCGATTATGGGCGCTGAACTTATTGCAAGCCCGACAAATGGCTGATCCTCAAAACATCACTAAAATCCCCGCGCCTCGCGTGCCGCTGGTGGATGATCGCACGGGGTTAATCTCGCGTGAGTGGTTTCGTTTTTTTAATAATGTCTACACCATATCTGGCGGCGCAACGCAGGGCATCGCCCAAATAGCCAATGGGGGGACGGGTGCGGATAACGCAACGCAAGCGCGTATTAATCTTGGCGTAGACGCAAATTCAGTTAGCCGAGTTGGGGGTACGGGCACGGTTAATGGAATTACTTTAACGGGCGACGTCACTTCATCTGGCGATTTAACACTCGGTGGCGCTTTATCGGGCGTTAATTTAACAAATCAAATTGCGGGCGTGTTATCCGTTTTCAACGGCGGTACGGGCTTGACCGCACGGCCCTCGGTTGCAACCAAAGTCGCGGACTTTACCCTTGCAAACACTGAAGGTTGGATCATCAACAACAAGTCAGGCGCGACTTGTACGGTCACACTTCCCGCAGCATCAGCGTGGTCTGGCCGCGCAGTGACCTTTAAAAACCTGCAAACTGAGACAGTTGTGTCGGCGTCAAGCAACGTCGCGCCGATTGGCAGCGCCACACCTGGCACAGCCATTCTGCCCGCCACTGTAGGCGCATGGGCCACGTTGGTGTCAGACGGCACAAACTGGGTGGTGATGGCATCATGATTACAGTGACCTACGGCAAAGGCTTTAAGCTGTCGGAAACAGCAAGAGTCGCGTTTCGTGAAAAAATCATGGTCGTACAAGATGGTATGCAAGCCCTGATTGACAGCGGCGCAATGCGGGCAACGCTTGAAGACTGCACGCTGAAACATTATTTTTCACCCAAAGATAAAAAATACGGCTGCTGCACTTACGCCCGCGAAATGATGATTCCAAAAGGAACATTGATCATTGGCAAAATTCATCGCCACCAGCATTTGAATTTTATTGCCAAGGGCAAAGTGATAGTGTTCACAGAGTTTGGTCAAAAGCACCTTGAAGGACCATGCACTTTTGTGTCTGAAGTAGGGCTAAAACGTGCGGTTTATGCTGAAGAAGATACACTATGGACAACCGTACACATGACGCAGTTTCAATCGGAAGCAGAGTTAGATAAAATCGAGCAAGAAGTCATTTCCCCCTCATACGCTGAGATGGGCCTGATTGCTTCTGTTAATGATCTGCCTAAATTAACGGCACAAGGGGAAAAATTATGACATGGGGATTTGTAGCTGTTGGCGCTGGTATGCTCGGCGGTGCGATACTTTCATCAAATGCTGCTGAAAGCGCGGCTGAAACGCAGGCGGGGGCCGCCAAAGAAGCTGGCACAGCGTCGCTTGAAGGCTTGCAGTTGCAACTGGCGGCTGACAAAGAAGCGTTAGATAAAACGCTTGCGGCGCAACAAGCTGCTGCTGCGTCTGGTAATGCTGCTGCGGCTGCCGCGCTAGATAAGCAGTTAGCGCTGCAACGTGAACTTTACAACCGGCAAGTTGAGCTTCTAAGTCCGTACACAAAAGCTGGCGAAACCGGCCAGAATAGGCTGATGGACCTTTTGGGCCTAAGCGGCAATGTGAACGCGCCTGGCTACGGTTCTGCTGCGAAAAGTTTTTCTGCGGAAGACATGCAGCAAGACCCAGGCTATGCGTTTCGTTTGTCTGAAGGTCAAAAAGCAATTGAGCGCTCGACTGCTGCTCGGGGTGGCTTGCAGTCGGGTGCTGCACTCAAGGCCGCAGCGCGGTACGGCCAAGAGATGGGGTCGCAAGAGTACGCGAACGCATTTAATCGTTACCAGACCGAACGCCAGAGCCAATTGGGTAACTTGCAATCATTGCAATCAGTTGGTCAGGCTTCGGCTGCTGGTCAAGCTACTGCTGCGGGCAGTCTGTCGCAGGCAGGATCGCAAGCCTATGGCAACTACGGCGCAACGCAAGGCCAAATAGCCGCACAACAGGGTGCTGGCGCAACGGCGGCGTATGCTGGGTCTAGCCAAGCCCGCCAAAGCGCGTATGGCGCGAACACGGCCAACCAAATGGGTGCAATTACCGGCGCTGCTAATGCAATGTCTGCGGGTCAAATCGGTTCCGCTAATGCGTTTTCCAGTGCGATAGGCCAAGGCGTTGGCTTGTACGGCATGTACAACCAAAATCAGTTGGCACAACAATATATTAGCCGACTGCCCCCCGTTGCAGGTTCTGACGTTGCGATCAAAGAAAACATTCGCAAAATTGGTGTGTTGGAAAACGGCCTTAATGTGTACGAATATGAGTACAAAGCCCCATACAAAGCCACATGGGGGCACGGCCAACAAATTGGCGTTATGGCGCAAGAAGTTGAGCAAATTATTCCTGAAGCTGTTAGTGTGCATCCTGATGGCTACAAGATGGTTGACTACTCAATGATCCACTAAGGACTTAAAAATGCCACTCGACCCCAGCATTATTCTTGGCGCAAAATCGCCGCAATTTGATCTGTCGCAGTTTTCGCAGACAAACGCATTGACAAACGCGATGAAATTTAGGCAGGCTGATGAAGCAAGTCAACTGAACGCGCTAAAAATGGCGGAGTATGAACGCACTCGTACTGAAGAACAAGACTTTCGTAATTATTTGGCTACAACGGAAAAGCCAAATGATCCAGCAAATCGGGCAAATTTTTTGCGGTACGGTAAGACAGGCGCTGCGTATGGCGAGGCTTTGGATAAGCGAGACACCGCAGCTTTGACGCAACAAGAAACCCAATTTAAAGTTGAAAAAGCTAAGAGAGAATTTACCGCGCAAGCGTTTCGCGACACCAGCCGAAATCCTTCAGACGCTAACATTACCGCGTACAAAGAAGATTATTTGGCTAACCCGCTATTTAATAAAGCCGAAAAAGATCGAATGGTTGCGGGCGTTGATCGAATTTTGACTATGCCCGTTGGTGAACGCGCAGCGTTTATGTCTAGCCAAGGCGCAAGCGCAAGCGAGTTGAAGCCTACGCTTACACCGCAAACTCTTGGCGCCACAACGCGCTTAATAAGTACACCAGCGTTTGGTGGCGCGGCTACCCAAGTTGTTGGCAGCGAAGGGGCGGTTACCGCCACTCCTGCTCAACTTGAAACTAACAGAATTGCACAAGCGCGTTTGGCATTTGATAAAAACAAATTTGCATGGGAACAATCTAACCCAGGTTACGAACTTAAAGAAGGAGAAGACGGCACGGTCATGGCGATAAACAAGCGCACGCTGCAAGCGGTGCCTGTCACTGTTGGTGGCGCTGCTCCTGCGGCTTCGGGTGTTCCAGCCGCAGTCCCAGCAGCGGCTGGCGCTGGTATGCCTAGCGCTCGGGTGCCTGCGGCTGCTACGCCAGCCCCAATGGCTGGTGGTACGCCGCTTCGTGGCAAAAGTCCAGCAATGACCGAAACGCAAAGCAATGCCGCTATGTTTGGTGGCGCAATGATGCAAGCGCAAAACACCATTGACCAATTGGAAAAAACAGGCACTGTTAAAAATGCAGTTGTGCCTGGCTTGCTTACTGGTTTGGTAAACATGGCTCCATTTGGTTCCGGCCAAGGCGTTTCAGAAGCAATTGGAAGCGCTTTTAACGCCGATCCAACTGGCTTAATTGGGCCGAACGCTGCTCAACAAAAACTTGCCCAAGCTCAATTGGCTTTTGCAACTGCTTATTTGCGTAAAACTTCAGGTGCAGCATTTGGCGCATCTGAAATTGCCAACACTATTAAAGAATATTTTCCATTGCAAGGCGAAGGCGCTGCAATAATTCAGCAAAAAGCAGCGGCACGCAAACGCGCTGTAGAGGGCATGAAAATTTCAACAAACGCCGAAGGCAAAAAGTACATTAACACTTTTAGTGATGGCGGTGCGCCTGCGGCTGGCGTTGACACCAGCAACCCTTTGCTGCGGCGTTAAGGAATCAAAATGGCAGACTTGGCCGCAATTCTTAAAGACCCAAATTATGTCAACGCGAACCCAGCTACCAAGCAGGCTATCTTTGACAAGTTTGCGCCGCAAGACCCAAATTTTGCAAACGCAAATTCTGAGACTCAATTAGCCATTCGCAGCAAGTTTGGCTTGACGCCTGTTGACAGCGGCATTCCTGAGGGCCGTAGTGGCGTAAGCCAAATTCCAACTGAGGCAAGCGCTAATTTAACGCCTACTGGTTCAGAACCAGTCTCTATTCGCGACCGCATCATGGGCGTGATTGAAACGCCTGCGGCGCTTGTTGGTGGCCTTGCTGGTGGCATAGCTGCACCAATTGCTGGGATGTACGGTCAACTGTCTAGTCCTGCGCCGCAAGGGTCACCAGCAGCTATGGCGGCTGGCGAGGCAATGGCTGCAAAGGCTCGCGCTCAGTTCTACCAGCCCCGCACAGAAACAGCCAAACAAATCCTTGGCGCTGTTGGCGGTGCAATGGAGGGCTTGCCGCCCACATTGGGCGGTGTGGGTACATCATTAAATGCGTTAGTTGCCCCAACCGTGCAACAAGCCGGTGCAATGGTGCGCCCAGCAGTCTCTCAAGCCGTTGCGCCAGTGCGTAATGCTTTGACCCGCAAGCAACCAGACATGGTGGGCATGGGCGCAGCTAGCACAGCAGAGGACTTGATGCGTCAGCAGCGCTTGGAGCAATTTGGCATCCGTGCCACCGCTGGTGAGCGTGAGCGCAACTTGCAAAAGCAGCAGTTTGAGTCTGAGGTGCAACGTGGTGCGGTTACTGGCATTTCAGAAGATGCAAAGGTTGCATTGTCTGAGCAAATGAGAAGGTTTGAGGCTGGTAAAAGACAAGACATTGTTCGCAATTTTGAACGCATGACGGCTGAAACTGGCGCTGAAGTTGCCGATCCAACCCAATTGCGTGCTGTTGGCAAGATTGTTGACAAAACGCTTAATGATGAGTACACCAAAAAGTATGACCAATACAAGGCGTTGTACAAAAAAGCAGATGAAGCTGGTGAAACATTACAACAAGTGCCTTATCAAAGTTTGCTTGATTTTATTGAAACCAAAACGCCAACACAACGTCAAAAATTAGACCCAATTTTGGATTCTGTGGCTGAGTCATTAAGAATGAATGATCCGCAAGGCACTGGAGCAATTTCAGTTCGAGCGCTTGAAGACATTTACCAGCAGATCGGCACGGTCAAAGACTCAGCAAATGCCAAGCCTATGAAAAACATCATTACCCAAATGGGTGAAGGTGCTGGCGGTGAGTTGTATCAAAAAGCGCGTCAATCCAGAGCGCAGTTGGCCAAAGAGTTTGAAGATGTTTATCGCGTTGACAAATTGCTTGGCACAAAGGCTGGCTACGCTGACCGCCAAGTGGCGCTTGATGATGTGTTTAAGTATGTGGTGCTTGACGGTTCATTAGAAGAAATGCGCACAGTCACTAAATTGCTTAAAAAAGGTGGCAAAGAAGGTCGCAAAGCCTATGCAGAACTGCAAGGTCAAACCATTCAGCAGATGAAAGAAATGCTCACCAAGGGTGATCAGATGTCTTTCAAAAACTTGAACACTTTGATTAATCAGTTGGACAATGAGGGCAAGCTGGACTATATGTACGGTAAGGCAGGCCGTGATCAAATTCTTGACTTGCGGGACGCCATTAAAGATGTGGTGGTAAAAGAGCCAGGCGCTGTGAATTATCCAAATACCGCAGGCGTTGTGCTTCGGGGTTTGGAAATTTTGCAAAAATCGCCGATTAAAATACCCGGCACTCAAACAGCAGCCGAATTTGCTCGCACTCGCCAAGTTAAAAAACAGGTTGAAAAATCATTGGAACAACCTAACCAATTGGCACCAAAACAACCTAATCAAAACGCACTGACGGGACGATAAATGGATTACCAAGTCTTGTTCAACGGCGCTGTTATCTTGGCGTCTTTTTTTGGCGGGTGGACACTGAATACCATCACCAAGTCGTTGGAGCGCCTGGACGCCGATGTGCGGGCCATGCCCGCCAACTACGTGGCCCGTAATGACTACCGCGAAGACGCCCGCGAGATCAAAGAAATGCTCAACAAAATCTTTGATAAGCTGGAAAACAAAGTTGACAAGTGATCGATCCCTTCACAGCCCTAGCGGCCATCCAGACAGCAGTTAAGCTCGTCAAGGCTGCATCAAAGACGGTGCAGGATGTGGAGTCGCTTGGCCCTGTACTGGGTAAGTTTTTCAGCGCCAAGTCAGACGCCATCAAGGTTGTCCAGCAGTCCAAGACCGGCGGCTTCAAAGGCAGTGCGATGGGCAAGGCCATCGAGCTTGAGCTTGCCATTGAGAGCGCAAGGGCGTTTGAGGAAGAGATCAAGATGCTCTTCTTCCAAAGCAACAAGATGGATGTCTGGGCCAAGATTTTGGCCCGTGCTGCAAGTATCGACAAGGAAGCCGCACATGACGCCAGACGCCAGCGCGAGGCGGCTGCAAGGCACAAGAAAGAGATGGACGAGATCATTACCCTTGTCCTGATGTTTGTGGTTCTGGCGCTGGTCTGCGGCGGTGTCGGATGGATCATCTACAAAGCTGTGCAAGAGTGCGGTGGGCGGTGCTGATTGTGGGTAATGAAAATATGTTTTCTAACTTTGACCTGACTAAAGCCATTGGCGCAGTTGCTGCCAGTATTGCCGCGCTTGGCGGCGGTTACACCTTGGCCGACAAAATTGGGTGGTTTGACAGGGCCATTATTCAGTGGGCACCAGAGCATTTCAAGATTGTTGCAGAGGCTGGACAGCCCATCAATGTCACGGTTGCCCGTATTAAAAAGCGTGATGACTGCTCAGTGGAGGGCTTTACCCCAAGCATTAGAGACGCAGCAGGTATGGTGCACGAGGCAACTACCACCGCAAGCAAGTTCAGCGGCCCAGCCGGGCCAGAGATTGACACGTTTACCTATCAGTTGACGATGGTGCGAAAAGAAAAGATTGCGCCCGGTAAAGCCACCTTGCTGGCGACCATCAAATACAAATGTCCAGAGGGTGAGCGTATCGTGCAATACCCCCGCCATACAAACCTAAGTTTTGACTTGAAAGGCTAAATATGTTCCCACTTACAGCACTCCTTGAAGTCGGTAACAAGCTCATCGACAAGCTCATCCCAGACCCTGAAGCCAAGGCCAAGGCCCAGATGGAACTGGCAAAGCTGGCGCAAGACGGCGAACTCGCCAAGATGGCGAACGACACCAAGTTGTTTGAGGTCGAGCAAGAGAACACCACCGACCGCTGGCAAGCCGACATGGGCAGCGACTCTTGGCTGTCCAAAAACATCAGGCCAATGGCCCTGATCGCCATCTTCATCGCCTTCTTCCTGTTCACCATGATGAGCGCCTTCGGTTACAACGCGCAAGAGTCCTACGTCCAACTGCTCGGCCAGTGGGGGCAGATCATCTTCCTTGCATATTTTGGTGGCCGTACAGTCGAAAAGCTGGCTGACATGAAAATGAACAAGAAATGAACCTCACCGATCACTTCACGCTAGAGGAACTAACCACCACCAGCCATCGCCAGTTCGACAACACGCCGAACGATGCGGAGATGGCAAACTTGGTGCTGCTGGCTGAGTTCTTGGAAAAGGTCAAGACCTACCTTGACGGCAAACCGATCATGATCAACAGCGCTTTTCGATCCAAGCAAGTCA